CGCGACCTGAATGTCGGTGCTTTCGCCTTCGATCACGACGCATCCCTTCGTGGAAGAGATATTCGCGAGCGTTGCGAGAGCGGGGACGTTCTCGGTGCACTTAAAGCGCCCGGAGTCGATCTTGACCAGCTGGATATCGCCAGCCGCGAGATCGGCATAAACGAGGTCGTTGCCACTGCCGAAGATCTTATTGCCACCCGCTTTGATGGTGACGTCCTTGGCGGCGGAGCTTGCGTTCGCGTTCTTGATGATGATCAAGTATTTGTCGTCGCGCTCCGTCATCTCGAAGTACGCTCCGTACTTCGGCGTACCTGCGCCGTTGGAAGCACAAGCGGTGAAGACTTCACTCGCGAGAGCGAGACCGTCGGAGAGGAACTTATTCCTGTCGAGCCCCATATCGATAGGGGTAACCTTTGCGAAATTAGCCATTGTGTTTCACCTCCTTCTTACGCCTCGGTGCCATCGGTGCACTTCACGACGACCATCTCTTCGGGACGGATGATCTTCGCGTCATACAAAATGAAACCTTTCACCGCATCCGCAAATCCTTTTTCGGGACGATACGCCTCGGTGTGCGTGATGGGCTTCGCATAGCCGATAGCACGGCGGGTTCTGACCATAACGAAGTCGTTAGTGCCGTCATTGAAGACGTTGTTGCTCATCTTGATCACGATATTGCCGTACTTGCCGACCTTGCCGTTTCTCAAGATTTCGCTGTTGTTCGTGTCAAGGTTCTGATACTGCTGCTTGAGAGCAATATAGAAGTACGGGGGGATGATCGCCTCGACATAGGTGCTCTTGCGGACATTGCTCTTGTAAAGCATCTTGAGTGCCTTGTCGAGCGTCTGCATCGCGTTCTGATTGGTGATTGAGACAGCCGCCCCCGCGAGCTTTCTTGCGTCGCCGGACGCGGCGAGTTTCGCGATGTACTTATCGACCTCATCGGCGAGCCCCTCGTTCGTCTCGCTCTTGAGGGCGCCCATAACATCACCCTGCGCCTGCGCTTTGTCGATATCGCCGACCTTGTAATTGAAGATCGAGATCGTGTTGATCGGCATAATCAAACTGGTATCTTCGACCTCCTCGACTCCCGGGATGTCGCTCTTCCTCTGATCCTTGGTGATCGTCGTGATGGTCGGTTTTCCGATACCGACGAAGGTCACGCTTTCACCTTTTGCGGAAAACATCCCTTTCTTGATCTTCTGATGGGTGCCATCGGCAAAGACACATTCCGCTTTGAGCGTCCTGTTGATCTCCGCCGACCACAGATTGGGAATAAAATTGTTGTAACTCATTTGGTGGTTTCCTCCGTTTTATTTATATTTTGCCATCGACTTTTGGACTTTCTCGAAATTCGCCTCGATCTCATCTTGGCTCATTCCTCGGATCTGTTCCATTGTGTAAAGCCCGCCGTCATCGCCGCCGGTGTTGGCAAGACTCCCGACGGAGGCGCTCTCTTTAGCCTTTTTCGAGACCGCTTTTTGTTGTGCCTTCTTCTCTCCATCTCCGATCAACTTCGCGCGGAAGGCGAGGTACGATGCGTAGATATCCTTCAAAGGCTTGTTGCCGAGCTTTCCATCGCTGAACGTCTCGAAATCGGTGTCGTTAGCAAGATCCTGCAACTTCACGTCCGGGTAAGCGGCTTGGAAGTCCTCAAGGTCCTTTCTCTGCTCGCTCACACGGTCGGCTTCGGCTGTAGCCGCCGCCGCTTTTTCTGCGTTCTGCTTCTTGACGAACTTGGGGAAGTCTGCAACCGGGTCCCCTCCTTCTTTCTCGATCCTCTTCATGAGGAGGTATTGGTCGACGTCCTCGGCATCGGTGATCGGCTCTTTCGTATAGGGGTTGATCCCGACGGCTTCGATAACCGCTTTGGTGCGTGCATTTTCTTCCGCCTTTCTGATCTTCTCCTGTTGTTCAGCCTCTCGACGTCTTCTCGCAAACTCGGAATTGACCTCGGCGCTTTGCGGCGCCTTCTTCTCTTCCTTGGCGGGTGCAGCGGCTTCCTGCTCTGGCTTCGGAGTTTCCTCTTCTTCCGTTTTCCCGTCTTCGGTCTGCTCTTCGTTTTCGGACGATCCAGCGACGTCGTCCTCGTCTCCCTCGGGTTCCTTCGGCTCTTCGTCTTCGGTCTCTGTGGGCTCAAGCTCATCGCTCTCGTCCTCTTCTCCGTAGAAGGAAGTGTCGATATCGTCCTCGTTGAACGGTGTTTCCGCTGGGTTGGTTGCTTTAGGCATAATCGGTGCCCCTCCTTTCCATTTTTACGCTTTCGGTGCGATGTTTCCTTGGTTGCCTCCGCCTACGTCGAAGCCCGCCTTTGCAAGCTCCGCCGCGAACATTGAGGCGTCGTCATAGAGCTGCTCGTTGTCTGCGGCAAGGTCGAGAGATTTGTCTTGTGATTGGCAGAGTGCTTTATACAGCGTCACGATGTCACACTTGAGCTGTTCGTTCTCTTTGGTGATCTGCGAGGCGCTTGCGATGATCTTCTTGACTTGGTCGAGGTACGTGAGAGCCTGCGTGTGCTGTGCCGTTACCTCTTCGAGCTGTCTCTTGGTCTGCGTGAGCTCGTCTTCTTGGTTCTTCTTGAGAAGCTTGAGGAAAGACGCCTTGTCCGAGAGCGCGTCTTCGGGATAGCTCTCGGCGTATTGCATAATCGTGATGGCTTGTGCCTTCAAGAGGTTATCGAGGAAGGTGATATCGCCCGCCGTAGAGCTGCGCGTTCCCGTTCCTGCCTTCGCCACGACCGTGAAATCGACGTCCGCGTACTTGGCAACGTCAAACTGCACTTTTTTGAGCTCGTTCTCGTCGGTCTCGTCGTTATGCTCGCGGTATGAGTAGTCGATCGTCTCGTCTTGATAGAAGAGACGGAAGAACTGCTCGAGGATCCTGCCCTGCTTCTCCTTTACGCGCCAAAAGCCGTCTCGGAGCTCCTCGATCGGCTGTTGCGCTTGTGCTTGGAGTTGTGCTATGGCGGCGCCCGACATATTTGCGCTTGCGAGCTCGCCCGTCATCACCTCGGTGGATCCCGCCACCGTCCTCGTATAAGAGAGAAGGTTGTCGATGAGAGTGAGCGGCATCGCGCTCATCTGACCGCCCTGCACCTGCTTGATGCCGTTACCGCCGGGCGTATTGTCAGTGATGACCTGCCCGGGCTCGTTGGTGATCTGCTGACCTTTGAGCGCATCCTTGCTGACGATCCACTTTCCCCACGCCATTTGCTGTTGCTGGAGCAAGATCATAGCAAGGTTGAAATTGATGCACTTTTGGTTGGGGATCAAGCCCTCGACCTCGGACATACCATAGATGCAGTCCTCTTTGTACTCGTATTGACCAACGGCGATCGGATACAAGCACGCCTTATATCTCGGCGCCGCCGCCTTCTTGGGCTCGTCCGGGCTGTCCGTGTTCGCGGCGTCCTCGTCGTATCCGAGGTCTTGCTTCGCCTTCTGCATATCGGGCGCGATGGAGAAAGCCTTCTTGAAAACTACCTGCTTTGTCGCCTTCTCGCAGAATACCTCTCCGCCCTTCTTGAAATAGCGCGTGAGCACGGTGCACATCTTTGTGCCTTCCTGCTCCTCTCTATCGTTAAAGTCCTCTCCGCACTCGTCCTCGGTGATGAGGTCTTTATCAACGCCCGGATCCGCTTGTTCGCGGACGGCGTCGATCTCTTCCCTCGTGGAAACGATGATCCACTTCTGCTTTTGCTCGTCGAGCTGCGCGGGGTTCTCAAAGAATATGTTTTTCGGGTTGATGAGATCGCAACGGACAGCGCCTTTGAGGTTGCCCTTCTTGCCCGTCGCCTCGTTGTCCCAGTAGAAGTGATAGAAGTATCCGCCTTTGATGCCCGCCGCCCTTACGGCTTGCGCGTCGATCTCCGCCATCCCCATCTCCTTGAAGATGTACTCGGCGAAATGCGTGAAATCTTGCGTGTCATTCTCGTTGCTGTCCGCCTCGAAAACAATACGGACGGGCGTGTTGTTCATCGCGCTCGTCTTCGCTCTCACGATCATCTTGATAATGTTCACCACGGGGCGCGGAAGGGTCGCCGTCTTCTCGGTCGGCTTTGCCCACTGATCGCCCTCGTAGAAAGCAACGTTCTGCTTTATACGCTCGGGGAGCCTTATCCTTTGCTGATAGTCAAGCCCGGCTTGGTAGTCCTTCCAAACCTTTGTGACCCTTTCTTCTACTTCTTCGTCGATATAGTCACTCATTGCTTACTCCCCTTGCTGTTGTCTTCTCCGAGAAGATACTCTCTCAATATGGTCTTCGCCTCCGCATCCTCTTCCTCGCGGAAGCGATCGGAAACAAATCTCTTTGCGACGGCTTCCTCCACCTTCGCAAGGCGCTCTTTCAGCGCCGCAACCTCTTTTTCCAACTCGGTCACTCTCTTCCTGTATCCGAACATAATCTCCTCCGTTATTCCCACGAAATATAACTTCCGTATCCGCTGTCGCCCTCGTCCTCACGTTTGAAAGCGCCAAAGGTCTCTTCGATGAAATCTTTCTCTACTGGCTTGTCCTGCCACGTGTGGTCTCCTTGCTCGGCGCCGACGTGATGCGCGATTGCAAGCGCCATTACGAGGTCGTCGTGCTGTCCCGAGAGGGCTTGCGGCTTTCCTTTATCGTCCTTTACAAAAGAAAGCATCTCTTTGAGCGTTTCGACGTCAACTTCGATCGTGCCCTCGCTCTCTCTCCACTTCCTCTTGAGCTCTGCTATTATCACCGGGCGGCTCTGCGCAGTCGTCTTGAACCCGTGACGCAGGTCTACCTTTGCGACTATGGTATCAAAGCGCTCTCTGACGTACAGTCTCGGGTAATTGCATTGTTCCAATCTCTTGGTGGCGGCGGCGGAGAAGTTTACCTCAACGCCAACAATCGCCTCGTTGTAATACATTCCCAAGCAATAGAGCTGCTCTGCATACTGGTCGTCCGAGACGTTCCTCTTCCGATACGTCGCGACGGTCCGCCCGGTGATGTTGTCAATGACCTTTGCGGTGAAGTAGTCGGATCCTTCTCCCGCGGTATCTCCGCCGATCGCGTAAGGCTTCTTGCCGCGCTTCTCGTCGGTTACGGGCTCCGCGTGGATCGTGATCTCTCCGTTAGGATCATCCACCCACGAGATCCCGCTGATCTCTATCTCGTCGAAGCCGCCCTCTTGCGGGCGTGACTTCCTGTACTCGAAATATCCCTTCTTGACGGGTTGCAAGCCACGGACGCGGGCGATCTGCGCCACCACGGCGTCGTTACCGAACTCGCTCTCTCCGCTCGAGATAAAGGCTTCCTCGGGCGTGCAGGGGTATTCCTGCCGTATAGTGTTCTTGTCAAGATAACTGTTGTACTTGTTTACGTACCACGCTATCTTGCGATCTGCGATCTTCTTCTCCCGGAGCCACTCAACGCGCGCTCTGATCCAGCCGTCGCGGAGGTCGTCAATCACGCGGAGGTCTTCCAGCTCGTACTCGCTCGTCCGCCACCACTCATAGAAGAGGTTTTGGCAGGATCCGCTGTCCCACAGCTCCTTCGCCTCGTTAAAGCCGTTTGCCGTGGTCTCATACACGACGATGGTGCCTTGCACGATCGCCTCGCCGATGGACGCCTGCAGCTTGGAGAGCGGGCACTCATAGAACGCGACCTCGGAGAAGTGGCAGAACTCCAGCGTCTTCGATCTTCCGATCTCGTTGCTCGCCGTAGCGATACGCCACGACGAATTGAGCTTATCGAAGAAGAACTCTTTCCTGTTGTTGTACTTCTCTTGAGGTTTCAGCACGGGCGGCAGGAGCGCGTACGTCGCTTTCGCCTTGTCGTTGAAGATCGAGAGCGTGTTGTCGTTGCAGTCCGCCACCGTGAAGCCCGAGAAGTTCTTTTTCACGACCGCAAAGCACAGTTGGATCGCCGTGATGAGCGTCGTAAACCCCTGCTGTCTGCCCTTCAAGATGAAGAACGGGCGCCCGTCGGTCGCCTCAAGCCGTTCGATGAAGTCCTTTTGTACTTCGTTGAGGAAGAACGGCACGGTGCGCTTGGACTTATCCACAACGCTGAAGGCGATCTCCACGAGGAGCCACGGCTTCTTGATAATCTCGGAGCGCAGCTCGGGCGTATCGAGTATGTACTTCACGGCGGTCGGAACGACTGTTTGTCGGTCGTATTCGCCGTCTTGGAGATTAGCCCATATCCTCTTGCGCTTTTCTATGATCTCCGCGATCGTCATACTTTCTTCGTCTCGGGCAGGTTCTCGAAGGTGATGCCGATATTCTGCGTCGGCGCGCCCTGCGAGAGCGCCCTCTTGTCGAAGAGCGTGGCAATCATGATAGACAGCTTGCCGACGTCGTCGCACTTCATCGTGGCGACTTTCATCACGAGCTTCTTGATGACGTTGGGGTCAACGTCGTCTCCGAGCTCTGCGCAAGCGTTCTTGTAATCTTCGATGAGCCCGTCAAGCTCTTCCTCGTAATTGATGGCGGCATCGAGGCGCCTTTCAATGAGCGTGAGCCCTTTGTCGATGATACTGCTCGTCTTCTTCTCGAACTCTTTTTTATGATCTTCACAGAGTTTCTCAAACTTCTCCGTCCCATCGAAGAGGTTTTTCTTCCAGCTGTTGATAGTGTTGTACGGGATCTTCAACTCCCGAGCAACCTCCGAGACGGTCTTGCCCGAAGCGAGCAACTTCTCCGCTCTTTCTCTATCTTCTTCTGAATACCTACTACCCTGCATTTATACACTACCTACTTACTTTAGTTTTATTTGTGTGCGCTCCCGGGGACTTCCCCGACGGCAAGGTTGCGGGGCGGGAGGTAAATCCAGCGCCCCCGGGTCGCACTTTTTTGGAGGAGTTATGGAAGAGAACTCCTTAACTTACAGTTTTGCATAGTGAAATGTATCATTTTGTATCATAATTGCGGCGGATAAAGAAAAAGGCGGACGTTCAGTCCACCTTATTGAGCTTTTTTACAAGCTCGCGTATTGAGTTTTCAAGTAATCTTGCGCAATGTATATCGCTGTAGCACGCTTTCTCCGCGACTTTCCACCGGGGCTTCCCGTTTATGTACTTATCGAGGAGGATGCTCCGATACAGCGGCGGGAGCTCGAGGATCTTGCTCATATAGATACTCTCAAGCCTCATAAGAGCGTCTATAGCCTTGTCTATCTTTTTGATAATATCATTAAGGGTAGTAGAGACGTCGGCGCGTTCCTTGCCGTCCGTGAGATGCTTGAGGCGGGCTTCGTAGCGGGTTTTCGCGTCGAACAGGACGCCGAGGTCGTAGTTTTTCTTTGCGATCGTCTTCAGATCGTTGCGTACTTGGTCAATCGTGTACATTACACACTATCCTCCTTTTCTTTTAATGCTTCCACGAGGGCGCGGACTTTGTCACGCCACTCAATACCGAATAACATCCCGAAAATTGCCATATTGCAAGCCGCTACGATGCTATCCCCCGCGAGATGATACATACTGCTACTTGATTGATGTCGGGCGACCAGGCGGAAGTCCTCGTCCTTCACCGCCATTAAACGCCAGCACTCATTCTCCGTGAGCTTCCGTATGCGAACGCGGGCTCTTCCCGGCGCGACTACCTTTGTGACGGTCCCGTGATTTTCCATAACGGTCGGCGCGATGCCTTTGTCGTCTATCACGTTTCCTGCCGCGTGTCCGCTCTTCACCGAATTGCCTACGACTATGATCTTCGGTTGTTGTCCGCCGCCTCCGCAGAACGGGATCGTCGGGCTGACGCCCGCGGCGTCGTGCACCCTTCTAATAAACTCGTGACCTTTTATGTCAAGCATCCCCGCAACGATACACCCTGGCTCGACGACGAGGTTGTCCTTTTGCACCGAGGTGAGCGTGTTGCTCGTTTCGTCACTTCCTATCTCGATCCGCTGTCTTGTAGGAGATCCGCGTCTTCGGTCGCTTGGGTCGTCGGGGTTCCTCCCGCGCATCGCCGCAATATGGGGTATAACGACGGCGATCTCTTGATTGCTCGCCGTTAATGTCGGCGCGACGTCGCCGCCTTCCTGCACGCGACCTCTTCTTGTCTTGCTTTTGGGGTAACTCATATCAAACGCTCCGTATGCACGAACAGGGATACCCCCCCCCGCGTGGCTTGCGATATCACGAGAACAATATCCTCTTCGCTCAATTCTTTCTTCTTGTTCATACTCAATTATCTTTACTCCATCTCTGATCCCCATAGCTCCGCACATAGTAGTGAGGGTGTTTATGGCCGTCTGATCTGCTTTCACGCAATTATTGAAAGCATCATATATGATTATTTCTTTTCCCATTCCAACACCCCAGTCATCGGTTGATTACCGAAGCCCTTGCCGTCGCGGGCCATAAGTGTAGATGCAATATCCGTCTCCCGATCAATCATCGTCCCGCACCTCGATAAAATTGCTGTAGATACGGGAGCCCTCTTTGGTCGTGACGCATTTAGAGCACCCCCCCCCGCATCGCCATCGGTGGTCTCGAACTTATACCCGAGCCCTTTATTCTGCTTATCTTCACTTGAGATAATTAACTTCTCTACTACTTCGTCTTTGAGATAATATCTCTCTGCGACCTTGCTTTGCAGGAAGTCCTTGAGGCGGCATTCGAGCGGGATCTGCTCCGGGAAGTCGTAGTAGTAGTCTCCGAGAATACTCACGATAAATACTCGGTCGCGGTTCTGCGGGATGCCGTAATTCTTGGCATTTAGTATTTGATAATAGTTGTGATATCCGAGGGCTTCAAGAAAGCCGATCCACTCAAAGAAGTCACGCTTGTTTTTTTCGGCAAGTAACGCGGGCACGTTCTCCGCAATGAGCACCTGCGGCAGCTTGCTCTGATCGGCTGGATGATACCAGTCCACCCACTCCGTCATAGAAAAGATTTTTCCTTTCGGCTTTACTCGGTGGGGCATATAGCCGCTCAACTCTTCGAGGATCCGCTCCACTTCCCACAGCGTACCCGAACGAGTCCCGCTTCCTCTCGCGCACCCGGCGCCTTTCCCCGCGACGGACAAGTCCTGGCAAGGGAAAGAATAAAACATAAGATATGTATAGTCCTCGGTATCTCTTATATCGAGATCCTCGCCGTGGATCATCGTGATGCTCCCGAGGTTATGAGCCGCCGCCATATCGTTGAAAATACTACGACGACGGCGCTCCCCCAGGCGTTCGATCTGCTCGGGCGTGAGCGGTTTATTGTAATCGCTCGAAATGCGTCCTTGTAGCCACTCCTTGATCTCCGCGTCCTCCCTGGCGGCGGAATAGTCCGTGGTATCGTCTCCGTGATGAAGGTCTCTATACGCCCTGATGGACGGGATCGCCCACTCCGATATCCGCCAGGACTCAAAGGGGATGCCGAGATATTTGAGCGCGAGCGCCTGGGAGCCGTACCCGGCAAAGAGCTCTATGAGACGGACGGGCTTGTCTATGACATGGCGCTCAGATCCGTCAAACATCGATATCTGCTTCATTTCCGTACCTCCTCAAGGACGAGCCTCCCGAATAAAGCGATTTCTCCTTGTGCTTTATCCGATCGTAGCCACTCTTTTATCCCGGGCATACGGCTTTTGATACACGAAACTATTTGCGACTTTGTGTCGGCGGTTCCGACACTATATCCGGTCAAAAGCATCGTGATAATCCATCTCCTTACCATACGTCCATCGATACGCCGAATAAAGCAGTTTCTTGTTGCCCCGAACAGGATCCCGTCAACATCGTATATCTCTCCGTATTCTTTCTTGATGTACTTATTTTCGGGATCTGATGCACTGGCATTCATCGTGTAGTAAGTGCAGCTCATTTCTCTACCTCCAACAGTTCGGGGTTGTCGTGAATATTTCCGATGACCTCAATATTATCAATAAAGTCATCGTCTAACCTTCTCAAGTTGTGCATCTGCCCCCATCCTCCGAGCATAGACTTGTTTTTCTTGCAGTGGGTCCACTCGATACCAAAAACTCCGCAATCGAATTGCACGTCTCCGATGGAGCAGATCTTTCCGCTGGGGAATATTGACGCCACCACGTCTCCTTCGCAAACCTCTACACCATTCCTATCCTTCACCCCAGTATATTGCCCAAGCGTTCCCGGTTGAACGACAGCCGCACGAAGCACTTCTGCAAAGATGCCGAACACGTGCCACTTTCCGTTTATGTCCTTAACTCTAAACTTGATCTCTCTCATAACTCCTCCACATAGCACCACGACTGCGGCGGGCGCTCAAGCAACTGATGGCAAATACCAAAACCTCCTTTGTCTACATATCTACTACACTTTTTGCAATCTTTTATACAAGGAACTCTAAAATCTTCAAGGTCTTTCGGCTTGTCGTAAATCTTCAAGTCCGAGATATGCAAGCCGTAAATCGTTTGTCCGTTTGCATATATGTTTATATCTTCACGGTCAAGCATTGCTTCTTCAAGATCATCGTCTGTAATATCAACGCCGCAATCCGTATCGTAAGTGTAAGCCGTTATATGATCGCATACAAACTCGCCGACAACCTTGCCCTCTGCAAGGTGTGAATTGAAACGATATGCAGGAAGATGGTCGTTTACTTTCAGAACATCTTTTCCGTCGCGCCACCAAGTAGTTATTCCAACATCTTCTCTTCCTTTTTTATCGTTTATATGTAAACGCAAGTTTCTCCCTCTTCCTTCTTTCGTGCAATACATATACACCTTAAACTGCGTTCCGTACTTCGGCACGGACTTTCGCGCCTCGACCGTCTTTTCACCTCTTGCGATTTTTTCGATCCACTTCGGCTTAATGCTCATCAAAATGCTTTTCATTGTTTCATCTCCTTCGCCCATTCGCGGATCGCCTCCGCTTCCTCTTCATTGTCCGGCTTCAGCACGCCGAGGTTTAAGAGGTCGCACATTATAATCGGATCGTTTATCTCGATCGCGCGCTTGCAAATGGATCCGAGATACGAGTTTAATATGTCAAGCCCGACCGCGATCCCGAAGCCTTCTTCCTGCGCAAACTTTGATCTGCTGTTGTTGATGAGCTCGGTGACCTTGTCCTCGAGCGTTAAAAGATCCATTTTTACTTTCATTCTTCCTCGTCCTCCAATTCTTTCAGCAACGCGCGCAGGCGGCGGATCGGCAGGATGCCTCCAAGCTCGACGGCATCGTTTAGAAGCTCGACGAGCATCTCTTTTCTTCCTTCTGACTTCCCGGCGTTATAACATATATCGCAATCGGAAAGATGACACTCGTGCCTTTTCTTGTTCTCTTCCATAGTTACCTCCTTTATCTTGATTGGTATGATACTTGTCTTTTCACCTTCCACTTTGACGAAGTGTTCAAAAAAGAGCTCTATGACAGCATCGTATTCCTCCGCCGAGGTGATCTTTCCTCCCTTCGACTCGCAATACATTTTGATGAACGCAATGATCCTCGCGTCGAGAGCCTCCGCCGCCAGTCGGACAGTCTCCGAAAACAAATCGCACGCAGGGTCGGTCAACACACTCTCTCTTATCTGAACACGTACCGCATATTCTTCATTCGTCCTCGTCGTCAAAGGCTTTCTCTTCGCCTTTCTTTTTATCGGCTTTCTTCCCATCCGCCGCCTCCTTCTTTTTCTTGTGCCGCAGCCACAGCTCGCGCCCGACAAACAGGCACCAAAACACCATCACCACGACGCTGACCATTATGATCCAATCTCTTTCAGTCATCTTTTTGTAACCTCCTTGTCAACCTTGTCGTCAACCGTCTTGTCAACCTTCCCGCGTGCTTTGATCTCGGCGATCCCGAGGCAGATGCACAGCACGAGGAAGCCGAGCGCGACCAATATGCAACCGACCACGCAGATTATCAACTTCGCTTGCTCTTCATTCATCGGCGAGCTCCTTCTTCCACGCGCGGACGGCGTCTTCCGTGATCTCCATCTCCACGTCGACCGAGTGCAGCTCGAAGTTTTTGCGCTGTACGCCGACGAGATAGACCTTTCCATCCACTCTCAACGCATACACATAGACGTAGTAATCAAGCCACGGCGTATCGCCCGCATATCCCACGAGTTCGATCTCCGCCGCCGTGTCCTCCGGGAGACCAATGTCGGCGAGAGCCGCCGCCTTGATCTCTTCGTTGATCCGATCCTCCGCGACGTCCGTCTTGTGGTATGCGCACCCCGCGAGCACGATCAACGTCACGGCGCCGATCAAGATCATCACGACCGTTATGTACGACAATATCCTTCTTGCTTGTACGCTCATATTTATCATTGATTGTTTTCCTCCTTCTTCTTTTCTTGTTTACACTCACCCGCGAGGAAGGTCTTGAACTTCTCGAGAGCCGCCGCCTTCCGCGGACCTTCTTTGCCGCTCATCATCGCCACGAGGTTTTTGTCGAACAGGTTGGCGACGAACACGCGGGCGTTCTTCCAGCCCTGCCGCAGTCCGTCATAGTAGCCTTTCGCCGGGCGATATTCGTTGATCTGCTCCTTACTGTCGTCCTGCCCTCCCGAGGTCTTGTTGCGGAGCTGATATCCGCTGTTTCCCCAATAAACTATCTCTTCGTGTTCTCTCGCATTTAGCTCGGCTTTCGGACAAGCATAGAACGTCAGCTCATACCCAAACTCTTCTCCATCTTTGTGGAAGCCGTGTTTCTTAATAGACTTGTCTATATGGGACTCGCCGCCACGAAGGTGCGATGCACATCTCTGCAAGAGGTTTACTGCTTGCCCGACGTATGCGTACTTGAGTCCATCTTCGCCGAAGCGATAGAAGACGTATATCCCCGGCGCCTTCGGTATGTTCGGGCAGAGGCGGCGGATCTTCTTCTCGGTCTCGATTTTTTTCTTCAGCCATTCTTCCATCTGATACCTCCTAATCTGCGTAACCGCGATTGCAAGCCATTTGATACAACGTGGTGATCGTATAGGCGAGCTCATTCTTCACCTGCCCGCTTCCTACCTTTCCGTCGATATACGTGAAGGCTTCCGTGATACGATCCTCGCCGTCGGGTCCGGCAACGAAGTATGTGAGCGCCTTTAGGATCCTCCAGCAAGGAACGCCGCTATTATTCCCGATTGAGAACGTCCTCATTTCCTTCAAGCGGTGAACTACATTTCGGAAGCGGTGCCCGTCTTGGCTGTAGAACTCCTCTTTCCTTTCCCCGTCAAGATGCTCTATCAAGAAGTCGTGGTAGAAAGTCAAGTCACCGTCCTCACCTTCCCGAGAGAGAGAAGACTCCGACCGACCGACCGACAAATCACTCGCCTCGGGCGTTATATCTTTGTCTGTATGTGTCTCTTTATCTTTATCTTTCTCTTTCTCTGTATTTTCTGTAGGGGGTGTGGGGGGAGTGTCTTTTTTGTTGTTCGCACATTGTGCGTCACATTGTGACGGTAGCGCTTTCCTTCTTTCGCGCTGCCTTCTCATACGCTCCGCGCTCTCACCTTCCGAACCGATGAGGCGATCATATCCCGCTATCTTCAAGATGCCGTCCTCGGACTCATAGACGAGTCCGAGTTGCTTGTAGAGGTGGAGAGCCACCGTGATCGTATCGAGAGAGAAGTATTTGCAGTCGCGCTGTATCTTCTTCGGGTCGTACGGCATAATGATCTCCCCGAGGCGGCGGGCAAGCTCGCCGCCCGTGTTGACCGTTTTCAAGCAAAGCATCTGATAGAGAACGACGTACTCCGCGCCGTTCGGCTGGGACATAAGGAAGTCAACCGTATCGGAAGTGATAAAGCGATCCGTGAGTTTTATCCAGTAATACCGCTTTTCTTCCATCGTTCCTCTCCTTACTTGTTATCGCCGTCGGTGCCTTCAAAGAAGTCAAACTGTCCGTCTGCGTTGGGCTGCGGATCCGCCGCCTTCTTCTCTTCCGTCTTGGTCTCGGGAACAGGAGCCGCCGCCTCGGGCGCCGGGGTGTCCGCGACGTCCACAAAGTCGGCACTTCCGTCCTCTCTGATCGCCGCCTCGTCTCTCTCAAGAGCGACGCGCAGGTCAATCGACATAATGCCCCACTTGCTGATGAGCTGACGGAGCATCGTCTTCATCGCCATGCCGTCGAAATCTTTGTACCAAAACGACGAATAGAGCGGGCTGTCCTTGAGCTCTTCCTTGCGGGCGAGATACTCTTCATAAGAAACCTTGTTCCTGTACCCGTTCTTGCTGAAAGCCTTGGAGAAGCGGTCGGCGTGAGCGATCATCTTCTCATAGCTCCAATAGATCGCCTTACGGAAGCCGTTCGTGTACTGGAACATCGCATAGTATCCGATGGTCTTTGCGTTCTCGCGCTCGGTGTCGTCCTTAATGAGGTTGAGCTTGATCTCTTCCTCGATGGGGTCGAAGTAAACGAGCTCTCCTTCCTTGATCGGCAGGACGTTCAATTTCTTGTAGTAGCCGCTTCTGATCGCGAGCTGGATATAGCCCTTATAGCCGATCTGAAACTGCGCGACACCGCCATACGGGACAATGTAATACTGCCCGATCTGCGGGGACGGCGAGAGCTGCAGGCTTTCCCCGGTGAGGGCGGCGGACAAGATCGAGATGTGACTGCAGTTTTGGAGCTGCGGGTTCTGCGATACTGCGCTGATGATCGCCGTCGTGAAGCGCTGGGCGTCCTTTCCGATGCTTCTCTGAATGAGAGCCTTGACATTCGGCGCCGCCATAAAGACGGAGAACGTCTGCCTCTCGTTTGTTTGTTTGGGTGCTAAACTGTTATTGGGTGCCATAATCTTTACCTCCTTAAATGGCTTTATAGACGATATGATGGGTTTGCAGGTATTCCTTGAGACCTTTGAGCTCTTCGACCGTACCAGTCACTTCAAAGCGCACAGTCATTCCGGGCGCGGAGTAAATCGGGGTCGATGAATTGCACTTGGACGCCTCCGAGGACGCTTGCAAGCCTTCTTCCTGCGGTTTTTGGTCGTCCGTCGGGTTCTGCGCCGCCGCCACTTCCGCCTGTGCCTTCTGATAGGCTTCTACGCGAGCGCGCTTTTCTTTGAGGCGCGCGTCTTCCATAAGTGCCGCCGCAATGTCAAGCGTTTCAAAGAAAAACGCTTTGACGGTTACTTCGTCCGGAGAGTGCAGTGCCTCGATCGTTGCGATGTGTGATCTGATTTTTTCAATAATGCCGTCGATCTCCTTCTTTACGTTCTTGATTGAGACTGAAGCATTAAGCCACTTTTGATCGAAGATTTTGTCAAGTGGGACGAAGCAGGCAAGGTCTCCGATCACCTCCGAGAAGTAAGCGCTGATCTCTGCGTATTTTTCTTCGCGCACAGCCGCCTCTACGGATTTGATTTGATCGTCGATCGCGTTGTTGACCGACCGCACCTTCGCGATGATGCCGTCCACGTCGCCTTTGAACTTCTCATAAGGCGCCATGTACTCTTTCCCGGCGGAGATGCGTCCCTTGTTTAGCATCTCGACGAACTTGTTGAGCTTTGCTCGTTCATCGCGCGCTTGTTGAAGGGTGTCTCGCGTGACGACCACGTTCTGATACTTTACGATAGCATCGTCGACGAGTCCCTCCAGTTCCGTCTTGTTCCAATCGATAGACGTTGGGATCAACCTATCAATCGGCGTTGTCAATTTGAGCTCCATTTCTTCCATTTTTTATTCCTCCTTTATATTGTTGGTAGGATTAACGGCGGGCGCACCCTGCGCTCAACGCAATCCCAAAATTTCCTTTCTTTGTTGACCAATATCGACATATCATCGAGGCATTCTTCTCGATTAAAGCGCACCTCTTTGCAGATAATCTCTAAAGGTCTGCCATCCGCAAAAACCCTGCGGAGTCTTGCCTTGACGATTACGAAGTCCCAGCCTGTCACGACGAGTTGATGGAGGACTTGCGTGTAATAATGTTGCGGGACGCGATCGTCCCACTCTTTCACCTCTGCCCACGAATAGATCTGATTGGTCTTGATCTCAAGGATCCCTTTCTTACCATCCGCCGCCTCAAGCTCACCGTCCAATGACGCAAACATAAACCCATTCCAATAGACGACGTTTTTGTTTTGCTTTACCTTGAGTTCCGGGTGATCGAGAGCAAAGAGCTTTACAATGTGCGCTTCTGCTTTCTTTCCGAATTGAACGAGCGGATCATTAGCCAAGTTGTCGGGGGTAACTTTCCCGACCTTCTCTTCCCAAACCTCAACGTTCGTCCGAGATGGCGATATTCCAAAGACGGCTCCGGCGTCAGATGCGCCGATCCCCTTCCTTCGCATCGCGAGCCACTCGGGCGTGTTGTGTTTGATCTTGACGACTTCCATATCACAGGTCTCCGTATCTCTTTTTGATCTCTTCGTACGTATCAAGCGCTGGTCTAAACGCGAGATCGTGCACCGCAGGGAGAAGCCACTTTCTCGTGTTCGCCTCTTTCCCGGTCTCGATGAGCATCACGGCATAAGCGTGTGTAGACGCATCCGCCGCTGGGTCTCCCTTCTTCAAAAGCGCCGTTCTGATGTCATTGAAGTAGTCAGTCATTGCGAAAGTCTTCTTCTCTTCGTCTATGTAGTTATTGATGTCGATCATTGATTTTTTCCTCCGTTTCCTTGAGATAGGGTTCAAGCCACTCGCCAAAAGTCGCATAACCGAGCTCCTTGATCCAGCCCGACAGCTTGTCCCTGTACTTCTCGGGGATCATAATGCAAAGGTTATATCCTCGCGTGGTCCCGTCGGTGTGGCGCGTCGTCTTGCCCTTCAGCGGCGGCACGAGCGTCACTTCGTCCCTGGTGTAGATATCGAGCGGCTCGACGCCGAGCACTTCGCATATCTTGTTGAGCGTCGCGGGTATCGGCAGCATCCTGTAGTTCAAGATGCGGGAGATATTGCCCGCGTCCAGCCCAACCTTCGCGCCGAGGTCTTTTGCCATTATTCCTTTGTCTTCGATAATCTTCTTTAATTTCATAGTTCTCTTCCTCCTCCACTTCAATTAAAGAAACCGCCTTATATCCAGCCCGAGGACGTGGCAGTAGTCCTCGATCGTGATCTTCGCCGGGAGATCCAGCTTGTCGCGTCCTTCTTGCTTGAGCTGGTGCTTCCAAGCCTTCAGCAGTTCGTACGCCTTCGCCTCTTTCACCCCGAGCCGCGCCTTTACCTCTTCGACGCCGAAGCAATCTTTTTCCGTAAGTTGCATATCTGCACCTCATTGGGCAAAAAAAATGGCGAGCATCTCCTTCGCGGACAGTTGCAAGTAGTCTCCTATCTTGACCACCTCACCGACCAAAAACGAGTCTTTCGCCATTTTTCTATAGAAAGTCGCACAATTTATGCCGATTTTCTCCGAGAGCTCCTTCGTGCTTATGTTCTTTTCGATCATTTTTGCTTTGAGTTTGTTTTTGTCTAACATTGCCATACCTCCATTTGTCGGTTGCATATCTGCACCTGCCACCATATTATCATATCGCAAAAATCCCTGTCAAGGCATTTTTGCAACTTTTTTTGAAATATTTTTCGGTTTGAATTGCAAATATGCGACAGCGGTGCTATAATATAAGTACGGAGGTGCTATTATGGATATCGGGAATAGAATAAAAGAGCGTAGAGAGCAACTTGGTATTACCGCGGAGACGCTCGGGAAAAGAATAGGAAAAGCAAAAACAACTATATACCGCTATGAAAGCGGTTTTATAGAGAGTGTACCTGCGACCGTTCTTGACCAAATAGCAAAAGTTCTTATGACGTCGCCCGCCTACTTGATGGGATGGGAAGACCGCGAGCCTGCGGAAAAAGAATATACCTTTACAAACATCCTTCCCATTACAAAGCAAATGATCCCACTGCTCGGACGTGTCGCTTGCGGGGAGCCGATCTTTGCATCCGAGGATCGCGAGAGCTATGTTGAAGCGGGCACGAGCGTGAAAGCGGACTTCTGCCTTCAATGCCAAGGCGACAGCATGAGCGGCGCGCGGATCCTCGACGGTGATATTGTATTCTGCCAAAGACAGGATATGGTCGAAAACGGTCAGATCGCCGCCGTCATCATCGGGGAAGCTGCGACTTTGAAGCGCGTCTTCTACTACCCCGAGAAGGGAAAGCTCGTATTGCAAGCCGAAAACCCGAAGTATGAGCCGCTCGTCTACGTTGGAGACGAGCTCAACGAGATCCGCATCATCGGGAAAGCCGTCGCCTTCCAAAGCGATGTTAGATAGGAGGTGAACTATGATAATGTCTTCTTTCGGAGCAATATTCTCACCCATCTCTATCTTTATTATTTTAGCGCTTATATACACGATATATCATAATAATCAAGAAGCAAAAAAGGAAAGACACCAACGTGACGACTCGGATAATTTTAGAAAACTACTCGCCTTTGCCGATGACTTCAAGAAGAAAAACCCGAAGAAGACAGGGCACGCCATCGCGTTTTGCCATTTTGATTTTGGCATCGTTTTAATGATTTTTGTAGAGGACGGTAAAACAGTAAAAGACGCACTTATCGAAAACAATTATTTAGACGAAGCAAACAAACGCGACTGGTATGTCTCGGACGGTGGATCCTTTGTTCTGCTACACGAAGGCTTTGATTGGTGTCTCGAACGAGATGAACGCTATTACTCGACGTCGTACGCACAAAAAAACAGACGCAAAAAGGTTGTGTACTAAATGGAAAAATACTATATAACCTCGACGAAATACTCTCTCCGTGAGCGGACTGTCAAGAACGGCAAAACTGTCTATGACGTCATTTTTCGCGTGTATGATGCAGGTATGCGACCGAGGCAGAAGGTTCTCTCGGGATATACCTCCAAAACGCTTGCAAGCCGCGCTCACGCCGATTTTATCGCGTCCGAGTGTGAGGTCATAACGAAGACGAAGATCGATCCAAAGAAAGCCGCTGTCTCTTTTGCGGAAGCGTACCAAAAATATCTCGCCTACGCAAGCACGGCGGTAAAGGAAAGCTCGGTCTATACTCTGATGACCCACTTCAAGATATATATCCTCCCAACCTTCGGCGCCAAGAATATCGAAAAGATCACGAGCGCGGATCTCTATCAATGGCAGGACGATCTGATCGCCACCAAGAAGAAGGACGGCACCCCGCTCTCAATCAAGTATATCAAGACCGTGCGCGGGCAGTTCTGCGCCTTTATGAACTGGCTCTCAGAGCGTTACGACATAGACAACCCTTTCAAGCGCGTCAAGCTGCCAAAGCAAACGAAGGCACTGAAAGGCGGCGAGGCGGCGGACAAGCTCAAGCACTGGACCGTCGAAGAGTTTGATCGTTTCATTGCCGTCGTGGAGGATCCGACGTATCACGCCTTCTTCACCCTGCTCTTTTGGTGTGGCTGCCGAAGCGGCGAGGCGTTCGCCCTTTCCCCGAAGGACTACAAAAAGGGCGCGCTCCATATATACAAGACCTACACAAAGAAGACACTCGACGGCTCAAGGTGGAAGATCACGGCGGCAAAGACCGGGAAGGACTTCACGATCCCGCTCACGGACCGTCTCGTCAAAGAGCTTGACGCCTACATCACGGACGAGGTGCGCTCCGGGGAGTTCCTTTTCGGCGGATCCCGCCCACTCCCTCCGTCTTCCGTCACGCGCGCCTTCTACCACTATATCGAATTATCGGGCGTCCCGAAGATTACGCTCCATGCCCTTCGTCATAGCTTCGTTTCTATGTGCATCCATCACGGCGCCAATTATATGGTGGTCGCCGATTTGATCGGAGACAAGCCCGAGCAGATACTCAAAACGTACGGGCACCTATGGGAACAGGACAAGGCGAAGATCGTTTCCCTCTTGAGTTGATTTTTTGTCACAAAAAATTGTCACAAAATAGGTCAAAATAGGCATAAATAGGTATTAAAATACACCATAAAACAGCAAAAAACCGCCCGAAAAGGCGGTTTTTTTGCTTTGGTGGAGAGAGATGGACACTTCCCACTACAATATATAGTGCTGATATTATGATATCAAACACTATATATAGTATGCTTTTCGACTATGTCACAAAA